ACTGTGATGAAATTTACTAATATGAGTGATGGTTCAGGTGAAACGCTTGTAACAAAGATGGACGCTAGTGCGTTGACATTTATGACCGAAGATGCGACTAAGACAATCGCTAAAATTTGGTGGAGTATTAATACAACGAATGGTAAATCAGGAGTTGAATTGTTGTGGGCGGGTACTACAAACTCAACAATAGGATTTTTTACTGGCGTAGGTTATCACGACTACTTTTCTGCTGGTAATGCTATTCCTAATAATGCGACACTCACAGCAAACACATCCCCCGCTGGTGATGTATTGTTTTCAACAAAGGGATTTGTTGCCGGTGATAACTATACAGTAATATTAGAAGTAAGATAGATGAGTAAGAGAAAACCTAAGGACCGTTCTTACGAGATACTCGAAAGAATAGTTGGCACTAAGTCAAAGGCAACTTTGGCAGAAGCATTTAAGATGGCATTCGCTGAGAAGTATGATGTCAAGAGAGAAGAAATTAAACAGGGTATAGTCGATAAAGTCTATAACAAAGAAAAGGTGGAAAAATGAAACTAATTACAGAAACAATTGAAGATATCGATATCTTAATGGAAGCCAATGGAAAAGGTGGCAAAGATTATAAGATTCGTGGTGTCTTTATGCAAGCGGACATTAAGAACCGCAACGGTCGTATATATCCAGTAGGCACTTTGCAGACTGAAGTTGCACGATACACAAGAGAATTTATCGATAAGAAAAGAGCTTTCGGAGAACTTGGGCATCCAGACGGACCTACAGTTAATCTTGAGAGAGTTTCTCATATGATAACCAGTCTTAAGCCAGAAGGTAAAAACTTCATTGGTGAGGCGAAAATAATGGATACTCCTTACGGCAAAATCGTCAAGAACTTAATTGACGAAGGCGCTCAGTTGGGTGTATCTTCAAGAGGCATGGGGTCTATATCTAACGGTATGGTTGGTAAAGACTTTTATCTCGCAACAGCAGCTGACATAGTTGCAGACCCATCGGCGCCTGATGCTTTCGTAGAAGGTATTATGGAAGGCAAAGAATGGGTATGGGACAACGGCATACTAAAGAGTAAATCTGTTGAAGCATATAAACACGAAATAGAAAAAGCAAGATTACACGAATTAACGGAAGTTAAATCAAGAATTTTTGCTGACTTTATCTCAAAGTTGTAAAAAAGTACGCAAATTATCACCAATGCGTAAGTATTAAGATGGTAGTTTGTATAAATATTTGTAATTAATGAAATAAATTAATTTTAATAAAGGAGACCGAATGTCTGAAACCGAAATTAAAGAAGAAGGAGTCTTAGCAGAAGCACCTAATGTAGTTACTAAGGATGCACAAGCAGCTGAGCCTACTCACCTTTCAAACGACGCTGAGGATTTGGGACCAGCAGTAGTTAAACCTACTGATAGTAACCCGAACGCTGCGAAAAAGGTATCAAAAGTATCTGATGCACAAACAAAAGATGCTAATGATGGTTCTTTACCGAATGACAACAAGCCGACTACTGCTTCTGAAGAAGTAGAAATTGACTTGTCTGCTGATGTTGCTGCATTAGTTTCATCTGACGCTGATTTATCTGAAGAATTTAAAGATAAAGCTGCGACTATATTTGAAACTGCTGTAAAGACAAGAATCAAAGAACACAAAGAAATCTTAGAAGTACAGTTTGAAGAAAAACTTTCTGCTGAAACTGAAACAGTAAAAGAAGCTATGGTCGAGAAAGTCGATTCATATCTTAACTATGTTGTTGAAGAATGGATGAAAGAGAATGAATTAGCAGTTGAAAGAGGTATTCGTACCGAAATCGCTGAAGATTTCATTACTGGACTTAAAGGACTTTTCAAAGAGCATTATATTGATGTTCCTGAAGAAAAATATAATGTACTAGACGATTTAACAGGTCAAGTCAAAGATTTAGAAAGCAAACTAAACGAACAGATTGAGAAAAATGTCAATCTTTCTAAAGATGTTTCTGAGTCTAAAAGAGAAAGCTTAGTTGTTTCTGTATCTGAAGATTTAGCAGACACAGAGAAAGAGAAGTTTGCTTCTATGGCTGAAAATGTTGAGTACGATAGTGCTGAGAAGTTTGCAGAGAAGTTAGAAACTATTAAAGAATCTTACTTCCCTAAAATGAAAATAGAAGAAGCTACATCAAGTGATGAAGTCGATTCTGTGGCGGAAAATTTACCTGTTGACGCTGGTACATCCGATGCTATGGCTGCATATACGGCCGCTATTTCAAAAGACCTTACGACTTTCAAATAGTCTAAGGGTGATTAACAATTAATAAATAACAAGGAGAGATAAATGTATCTTACTGAAAATTTACAAGAAAAATGGCAGCCAGTATTAGAGCATCCAGATTTACCAAAAATCGGTGATAGCTATAAGCGTGCTGTAACAACTGTAATTCTTGAGAACCAAGAAAAAGCAGTTAGAGAAGATAGAGGTTTCATGACTGAAGCTGCGCCTGGTAACTCTGTTGCTGGTGGTGGTGTTGATAACTGGGATCCTGTGTTAATTTCACTAGTTCGCCGTGCAATGCCTAACCTTATTGCGTATGATGTATGTGGAGTTCAACCAATGACAGGACCTACTGGTCTTATCTTTGCAATGAAATCTAAGTTTCTATCGCAAAACGGCCCTGAAGCATTATTTGACGAAGCAAACACAGAATTTTCTTCTGATAACGCTACTACAGATAACGCTGGTGCATCTGGTGATGCTCAATCGGGAACTAACCCTGCAACTCTAAACGATTCTAGTGCTGTATATACTACAAGTTCTGGAATGACAACTGCTGCTGCAGAAGCTCTTGGTGATGCTTCTACTAACGCATTTGCTGAGATGGCATTTTCAATCGATAAAGTAACTGTTACTGCTCGTTCACGTGCTCTTAAAGCAGAGTATTCAATGGAACTTGCACAAGACCTTAAAGCAATTCATGGTCTAGACGCTGAAACTGAACTTGCAAATATCTTATCTGCTGAAATACTTGCAGAAATAAATAGAGAAGTTGTAAGAAACATCTATGTGTCTGCTGTTAAAGGTGCGACTGTTAATACAACAACTGCTGGTATCTTCGATTTAGATACTGACTCAAATGGTCGTTGGTCTGTTGAAAAATTTAAAGGATTAATGTTTCAACTAGAAAGAGACTCAAACGCTATTGGTCAACAAACTCGTAGAGGTAAAGGTAACATAATCTTATGTTCTGCTGATGTTGCATCTGCATTACAAATGGCTGGTGTTCTTGATTATACTCCTGCGTTATCAAACAACCTAAATGTAGATGACACTACAACAACTTTTGCTGGTGTTATGAACGGTAGATATAAAGTGTATGTTGATCCATATGCTGCTAATGTTTCTGCTTCTCAGTACTACGTTGCTGGTTATAAAGGTACATCACCTTATGATGCTGGTATGTTCTATTGCCCGTATGTTCCATTACAAATGGTTCGTGCTGTTGGTGAAAATACATTCCAACCTAAAATCGGCTTCAAAACTCGTTACGGAATGGCTTCAAATCCATTCTCAACTGGTACAGTTGCTGCAGCTGCAGACGGTTCAATAACATTTACTGGAAATACTAACAAGTACTACAGACGTGTTAAAGTCGCTAACCTTATGTAATCATAAGATTACAACGAATAAATTAAAGGGGGGTCTTGCGACCCCTCTTTTTTTTTGTATAAATAGTAGTATGACAACATCTCAATCACCAGTATCAAGACAACCAACAAAGTTAGACTATGCAAGTCCAACACAGTTTAGGTTTATGCTTAATCAACTTCCAAAGGTTGAGTTTTTTACTACGGCTACAAACTTACCTGGCATCACTTTGTCAGAGGCAGTTCAAAATACACCATTTAAAGATATACCAATGCCTGGCAATAAACTTGATTATGGTGATTTAGAAGTAACTTTTATATGTGATGAGTATCTAGAAAACTATACTTCTTTACATGAGTGGTTACTTGCTTTTGGATTTCCTAAAAATAGAGAACAGTTTAGTACCTTTAGAAGTACTACATCAAATGCACCTACTGATACAAAAGGTTCTAATAAAGACATTGGTGTTACAGGTGCATCTACAGCCTTGAAGGGAATGTTCTCAGACGCAACTCTTACAATACTGTCTAATAAAAACAATCCTATAGTAGAAGTTCGTTATGCTGATATATTTCCAACTGCACTTACTGGATTAGACTTTAATCAAAATGCAACAGATGTGGAGTATATATCTGCAACAGCAACATTCAAATACAAATTGTACGAAATAATAACACTATAAATAGTTCTATATAATGGAGTGAATATGACACTAGATGAATTGCAAGCACAAGCTGCACACGACTTAAAAGTAAATGATGAACACCTTGATACCGAATCTCTTAAAAATCAAGAAATCAAAGCAAAATATCTTAATCACAAATCAAAGTTTGAATTACTTTTGTATAGAGCAAAGGGTGATTACAAACGAATGTATCGTGATAAGTGGGAATACTATGGTGGTAAGGCTGATGCAAAAATATATGTCACCAAACCTTTTGATCTCAAAGTTCTCAAAACAGATTTAAGTGTTTATATCGAATCAGATGATGATATTATAAACGCAGAAAATAAGATATCATATTTACAGACAGTTGTCAAGTATATTGATGGTGTTATTAAATCTATTGACAATCGTGGTTGGGATATATCTCATGCGATTAAATGGAAACAATTTGAAGCTGGAATGGTATAATGAAAAGTTACTCTGAGTATATTGGACACTACAAAAATATCGTTGACAGTAAATTATGTGAT